AAAAAACCCCGCCTCTTTCGAGGCGGGGTCCGCGGCAAAGGCTAGCTTAGTTGATCAACAGAGGGGAGAAACACAACGCCGCGTAAACTATTGGATATCAGTACCCAGAACTCGTCGGAAGTTCCCTTGTAGCATATGAGCTGCCGAAGTGGAAGACATAATTTCCCCGAATTCGATTTCGGAGATATCGATATCGACGTGCCGAGTATTGAACTCAGGCGCAAAGACCACGGGCCCGACCAGACCATAACGCGTCCCGTTAATAGTCAGCGTGATCATCTGGACGTAGGAGTTGGGGGGATCCTCGAGTATGTCGTCATCCATCATCAGCATGGCTCCATGTTGCGCCTTGTCTTGTACCAGTGCAAGTCGATTAGCACGGCATCGATTTGATCGGCGAGGCCGTTGCGCTCTGCGGTCAGTCGTTCGTTGTCCTTGACCAGTGATTCCATGAGACAGTTTTGCACTTCGATGCGGCGTCGTAACCCGTAGATGTACTCACGCAGGAGGAGATCGTCGATCGGGCACGGGGGATCGTCGGTGCTATGGGTCGCGGGTTTCATCGAGGGAACCCTCGCAGTCGATCGGCGATGAGGGTGGCGTAGCCTTCGATATCGTCCCAAGAGTCGGCTTTGTCCGAGTTGCCGTTGACGATCCTTGCCATTTTGGAGGCGATCATTTCAAGGGCTTCCCATTGGTCATCGGCGAAGTCGCGGTCCATGTCCCGTGCGTGTTCAGCCATGGCGCGTTTGAGCGCTTGGGCGAGGCGTGCGTTGTCGGCGAACGCCCCGTAGTCCTTGGCCCGTGAGCCGAGCAGCGTGGTCATTTCAGCGGTTTCCTTGACGGCATCGAGCAGGCGCGAGGGTTTGGGCGGGGTTTTGCCTGCGGCCTTGTCGCGGAGCTTGTAGACGTAGGGGACGGAGAGTTTGAACTGTTTGGCGACCGAGGAGACCTTGGCCGCGGGGTTGTCGTGGAAATAGGTGATCACTTTTTGAGTGGTGCTGTCTATGGCTTTTGACTTTTTCATCGAGGGAGTTCCTTTTGGTAAAAATAGGTAAGGCAAGCGGGCGGGACGAACCGCTCGCTCGAGTCGAAGGCGCACGCGGCGGCCACGGGGTCCGTGGCCCGTGATAGGTAGTCCGCGCGTAGATAGTCGCGATAACCGAAATAGAGACAAAACGCGGCGCAGAGGCCGACAAACGCAGCGATAAAGAACCGGAGGTCTTTGTCCATCACATTCTCCTTTCTAGGATAAGGGGTTAGAAGTAATCGTTTCCGCCGCGCGAGCACCGCCAGTTAGGTCGTGGGACGTGGGGGTCGAAGGGTTTTCTACGAGAACTCCAAAGGGATAACAAACTGATACCGATAAAAAACAACGAGAATAATAGTGTTTCTAACATGGATAACCTGCTCTTCTTTCTAAAGGAGACTCTTTGTAACACGGGTCTCATGGGTTTTTCAACTTCTTTCGTTGTCGGTGTCGCATACGGTGTTCCTCCCAGTGGAGAATGCGGTGACAGTTAGAGCATAACGGAATGCAGTTCTCTGTGGCCTCTTTTATGGCGAGGCGTAGGTTGCTGCGGCTGCTGATGAGTTCTTGCACGGCGTGTTCTTTTACATCGGGGTGGTGGAAATCGATGACGGCGGGGTGTTGTATGCCGCAGTGCGCGCATTTTTGTTTGGCTTTGAACGCGATCCATTGTGCGCGGACCTTGTCTTTGTGTTGGCGGGACCGTTCCTTGTACGCTTGGGCGTGCTTTTCGTAGCTGCGGCGGGAGTACACCTGCTGGCGTAAACGCCGTTTCTCTGGATCCTTGAACGGCATCGGGGTTACAAAGCCTTTCGCCAGTAGAGCGTTCGGGTGTAGCCGTAGGCGATCGGCGGGGTGTAGAGCTTGAAGCCGCAGGCGATGAGGCTATTGGCGCTGGGGTGGTTATCCGTCGTGTCCGAGACGGCGACGGTGTAGCCCGATCGTTTGGCCCAGTTGAGGCGCACGCGGATGAGGTGCTTTTGGAGTCCTTTGCCGCGGTAGGCGGGGAGGATCCCCGATCGGGATAGGTAGATGCCCTTAGCGTGTTGGAGGGAGGGTGTTGCGCAGGCGAAGCCGACGTGCAGTGGCCCGTGGTCCATGAGCCACCACACGCCATCCTCGGGGAAATAGAGACGGTCCTCGGGCAGACACTCCTTCTGCAAGGTCCGTAGGAGACGGCGCAGGCCGTCCTTGGCCGCACCGATGCGATAGCAACGGAATTCCCCCATAGTGGGGGAATTATAAAATAGATTTTATGACGGGTGAGTAGTGTGCCCGTACCGTTCTTGGTCGCGCACAAGCGTGAGGAGCTTGCAGAATACGAGGATCATGGGAAGTTCTTTCTTCTCCTCGCGCCAGATATCGAACTCGACGGCGTAGCCTTCGACGACATCCCAGCGGATGTCAGCGGAGCGCCCGTCGTCGGTGATGCTGGCCCATGTGATATCAGGGACGGTGACTTCCTTTCGGTGTGCCGAGGGGATATCCAAGAATGCGTCGTTTGAGTCAGACACGGAGGGCCTCCTTGACCTGTTGGACTTGTACGTCCCATGGGGCGTTCATGTTCTCGCGTTGGAAGACGTGCACGCTCGGGTACCAGAGACTTTGTTGCCCAACGCGGCTGTTCCAGTACCAGAGCTTGTTGGCGTCGAGCAGTTTGACGTCCTTGCCGAGTGCGCCTGCGAGATGCGCGTTAACGTTCGAGGGGGAGACCACAACGTCGCAGACTTCCATCAACGCGGTGAGGTTTTCCAGATCGAGGAAGGTGTCGACATAGGTCGTGATGAGGTTGGGGTGGAAGTTTTCGGCGTCCTTCTTGGCCTCTCCGTATTGGAGGTTTACGAACTTGGTATGCGGGAGATCGAAGAGTGGGCGAAGCGTTTCAAGGGGGACACTCTTCTCTCCTCCGATCACGGCAGCGGTGCTCGCCCAAGAGAGCCCGATCAACCGCTCGCCTTCGACGTTCAACTGCTTGCGCCAGTGCGCGACCCGAGCGGGGTGCGCTTTGAGATAGCTCTCACTCCGATGAGCGGGGATGTCTGCAAACTCGTGGATAAAGTGTGCGCCGAGCGAGCCCATGGGGGCGTGTGAGTCGTGGTCCTCGGCCTTGATCCGTGTGGTTTGAGGCAAGAACGTGACGTTCTCGGCCTTACAACCGCGTTGGAACAGGCTCACCAAGCGTACATCGAGGAGCACGGTGACGTGTTCGCATTGTTTGGCGACGGCTTCGATGAGTGAGCCGTAGAGAATTTGGTCGCCGACACCTTGCTCTGCCCAGATAATGGGGCGGACGAGGCCCTTGCCTGCTTCCCAGCGAGGGTGCTCGCTTTTAAAGCGAGCGGTTTGGACGAGTACGCTGCCGAGTCGGCGTTCGTACATCTTCCATCCGTTGCGGAAATCCCCCATTTGTAAGGCGAGAAGACCCATGGCCCATGCGACGTTGTCATCGGTGGGGTTGAGCTGAAGCGCGACTCCAAAGTCGCTGCGGGCTTGTTCCCATCGGTGCATTTCCCAGTGGCAGCGTCCTGATTGCAAGAAGGATCGCCCGACAAGCGGGAGCAGGAGGTTGACGTTGTGGAACATCGTGACGGCGCGATCGTAGTCGTTCTCGGCCGCCGCGGCATTGGCCATCGCGAGGACTTCCTCGGCGATGTCGACCAGTGAGCGAGCAGTCATTCTTCTTCCTCGAAGTGCGAATTGATCACATGCGCCTTCACCATCTCCAGCACCCCGACGACTTCGGCGAGGGAGATCTGCCCGTGGTACTCACAGATGACCTCGTACACCTTGCCGGCCAGCTCTTCGTTCTTCGCAAACTTGGTGTTGAAGTCGGGGCGCAGGACGTTGTTCATCGCTTCTCCGAAGGTGCTCTCATGTGCAGCCAGCCTTTCGGCGTGGTCCGGTAGCCGACGGCCACGAGCGCTTCTTCGCTGCGGCAGTAGCCGTCCTTGCGCTTATGTAATCGAAAGCTATCGGGGTTTGCAAACACTTGCTTGCACTCAGTGCATCGTCGAATCTTGGGAACGCTCATTTCTCTCTTTCTCCTAGCATTGCATCAGCCAATAGGTAAGCACGCTCGGCGATCAGGACCTCGTTTTGGAGCTTGGTCTTGGCAATCACGGCCTTCATGGCCTCGACTGCCAAGTAATCGCGTAGCGTGAGGCCACCATGTAAGCGTATCTGGCCTGAATCGTCAACTATTCTGTCAGGAAAAATATTCATTTTTATGCTCTTGGTATAGAACTTTAATAAATCATGCTTTATCGACTAACGCTTCGATGATCTCATCCTCGATCAACATGCGTTGCGATTCGTCGAGCACTCTCAGGATGTTCACCCGAGCCTTCTTGCCATCGGGCTTTTCCAGCGACAGGTGTACGGCGTTGAGCTCGATCATCGGCGGCAGCACGTAGTCTTCGACTTGGATCGGTTCCAGAATCTCAAACGTTATATCGGCGTCGAGGTTTAGCTGTGTTTGATGCTTCATCTTCTTTCTTCCTATTCGCTTCGATGCGGGCAAGGAGTTCCGCCTCCTTGTACGTCTTGTCAAAAAGTTCGTCGATCAAGGGCTTGATGATGGCTCCCATGCCTACCTTGTAGAACTTCTGAATCTCTTTGATCTTGTGGTAAGTCTCGAGCGGAATGATGATGCTCTTGAACTTAGTGCCTTTGCGCTTTTCAGGAGAATAGCGGCCTGGGTATCGGTACTTCCGCTTACGTCGATTGCGCCATGTATGCTCCTTCAGCTCTGCGAGCTTCTTCTTCGCGACGGGGTCATCGCGCTTAGAGAGCCGCTCTATCCCGAGCCGCGGGAACTGGAGGTTGAAATCATCGTAGTTGAGGTTGGTCCACTTGCGTCCTTTCGCAAGCGGCTTCTTCTCTGTCGCCACTTTATTCACCTTTCGCTTCGCCCCATGAGGGGCCGATCTCTACATCGACACGCGAGGGGACTTCGAGTGCCACGGCGTGAGCCATGATCCGTGCGGCTTCATCCGCTTCAGCTTTGTTGTTGACGCTGACAGCGATCTCGTCGTGCACTTGCAGGAGTAACCGGAAGCCTGCTTTGTTGAGTGCAACCATCGCGGCTTTGGTCTGGTCCGCGGCGGAGCCTTGGATGAGGCGGTTGAGACCTTTGTAAGTCATCGCCCGCTTGATCCTTGGTCCGTATTCCACCACCGCTTGTTCGCGAGGGAGCGCTTTGTTCACGCCCCACTCCACGGGTTCCCAGAGCGGGAAGCGACACTTGCGGCCCAAGAGCGTACGGATCGCGCCGCCTGAAGCGGGGTGTTCGATGCGTTTCATAACGGAGTTGACGGTGCCTTTGAGGAACGGCACGTTCATGTGGAAACTATTGATGAGCTCGGCGGCCTCATCGAGCGGCAGGTCCAGCGAGTTGGCAAGCTTTTGCTTGCCCATCCCGTACATCAATCCAAGGCCGATGGTCTTAGCGGCTTTTCTTTGGATGCCTGCCATGTCAGCCACCATTTGGTGGAAGTCGGTGTCGGGGTTGTTGCGATATGCCTCTGCCATGCGTTCTGCTCCCGGCAGGTCGAGCAACGTAGCGTAGTGCACGAGCAACCGTGGCTCTTGTGAGCTGAAGTCGTTAGCGGCCCAGAGCTGTCCCTCTTCAGGCAGGAAAAGCGATCGAACCAACGGACCGATGATTTCATGGCGAGCGGGAACCTGTTGCAGGTTGGGGTTGTTCATCGAGAGGCGGCCTGTGACTGTACCACCGTCTTCCGATCGCATCTGATTAATGTGCGGGTGGATCCGCCCATCGGCAGCGCTGTGACGCAAATACGGTTCAAGGAATGTGCCGTGCGTCTTGTTGAATTCTCGGGCTTCGATAATTAGCTTCGCGACGGGGTGATCGTGCGAGTCTAAGAAAGTCTTTGTGAAGCTGGGTAATCCCGTTGTGGTCTTTGGGTAGGCAAGCCCGAGCTTGTCAAAGGCTTTGGCAATGCTCGCAGCGGCCCATATGTCAACTTTTTCGCCGGAAATTAACTTGATCTGTTTGATATGTTCGTTTTCTTTACGTTTGAACTCCTCGACCAACTGCTCGCAGCGATCTCGATCGAAGCGGATGCCTTGGAACGTAAGGTCGATCAGCACCGGCAGTAGCTCGGTCTCGAGCGTGAAGATTGATTCGACTTCTTCTTTACGAATCAGCGCCTTCAGGTGATGCCAGAGCTTGAGCGTGAGCGCGGCGTCTTGCTCTGCGTACTCCCCGACGTACATCGCAGGGAGCTTCCACAGTTCTTTCTTTGCGTGCACGCCGAAGTCGGAGGCCGCATCCTTGAGCCCCTGTTCGGACTTTACTTCTTTGAGGTAATCGAAGCCGAGGCTGTTTAGCGCAAAGCTATAGCGGTTCTCGTCGATAAGAGGAGCCGCGAGCATGGTGTCATAAACAGTGCCGTTGACCGTGAAGCCTGACGCTCGAAGCCAGCCCAGATCGTACGCGGCATTGTGCATAACCTTATCGCACGGCAGCTCGAGGACTTTCTTCATCCAGCGATTAACGATGCGTTCATCGAGGTTACCGCCGCCTTGGTGAGCGATCGGGAAGTAGCCCTTCCACCCGTCGACCGCAACCGCGTAGCCGACGATGAAGCCATCCTTCCGGGGCCATCCTGGCCCCATCGACTCCATGTGTGGATCACATGTTTCCAAGTCGATCGCAATCTCCGTTGCGCTGGAAAGATCGGGAAAAGAAGCGGGGGGCACCCACTCAGACGGGCGTTGAATCATTGGCATCGCGTTCACAATCTAAAACCTTTATAAGCGTTCTTCGGCAAAACATAGTGAAGCGACTGCTTGGCGCGGGTAATCCCGACGTAGAGCAGTCGATTGATATCGTCAGAGTTCTTGTTGTAATCCTGCACGAACTTGGTCGACAGATCGCCAATCAAAAGGACGTTATCTGCTTCGCCGCCTTTCGCGCCGTGGATCGTAGAAAGTTTAATAGGCACTCTGCCTGTGACCTTAACACCTCGACGCAGCAACGCAATCAAATAATTGCGTTTATCTTCGCTGATCTTTGTTAATGCCTCATGCCAGATCGCATCGGTCAGTAGGCCGTGGTCCTTGGTCAGTGATTCAAGGGTATACATCGCTTCCATGTCTGCGGTCTTCAAGCCCTTGTGTCCGCGCTTAACGAAGCTCGTGTCGAGGTACTTGTAGATTGTTTTAACGGTCTCGAAGGGAACTTCGCCGCCCTTGCGTAGTCGTTCCCAACCGATGACAGCGAGGAGAACAGACTCGGGGATGCTCCGTTGTCCGTGGCGCTCGAAGAGTAGGCCTTGGGATTTGATCCACTCGTGCATTTCGGTGAGCATGTAGTTGGCGGCGGCGAGAACGAGCCAGTCGCCTTTGGTAATATCGACGTGATGGAAGTCGTTGTAGTAGGTGATGCTGCCGCCCTCGACGCGAGGCTTCCAGATCTTGGGCTGACGCTTGCGGATTCGGTTAACGACGTGGTCGGCGAGCGTGTGGATTTTTGAAGGGACCCGATAGGATTGATCGAGGACCTTGACGTTGCCGTCGAGGGTGAGGAAGGAGTCGACGTCGGCTCCGGCCCATGTGTACACGGCTTGGTCGTCGTCGCCTGCGATGTAAGTGCGTTCGGCGCGTTCGATCAGCTCGGTAACCAGTCCCCACTGTAATCGGGAGAGATCCTGTGCTTCGTCGATGATCAAGGTCTTGAGCGAGGGCAACCGCTCTGGCTCATCTAAGACTCGTTCTAAAAGATCGGTGAAGTCGAGTAACCCATGGGAGGCTTTGTAGTGCCGATAGGCACGATCAACGTATTCAAAATGATGCCATTCGATCGACATCCGGCTTTCGTTGTAGTGTTGGCGCAGGTCCTTTCCTCGGACCCGAGCGATGTTGACCTCGTTCAGGATGGGGTGGTTCGCCTTGACGGCAAAGTCCTCCTCACCTTGTTCAATGCCCAACTCAATCCCCGCCTCTTTAGCGAACTCCGCATAGTGCTCGGGGCTCATCATGTCCTTACCCGTGACGCCGAGGCAGCGGTAAGCGAGTGAGTGCAGCGTACGAAACCACGGGAAGTCGAGATCGGGGTTTAGCGACGGGAACTTTTGGATAGCCCGATCGCGAGCTTCGGTGGCGGCCTTTCGCGTGAAGGCAAAGTAACCGATCTGTGTCGGATGAACGTCCGCGGCCAACTCTTGCTGAACGACCGACAGCAAGTAGGTGGTTTTACCCGCGCCAGGCGGGCCGAAGACTTTCTCAACGGTCATGGTTCTAACGGCGGTGAGGGGTAGTAAGGAACGAGCTGTATCTCATACAACTCAGGCCTTTCTTTTTGTTTGCGTTCTGCGTCTCGATAATCCTCAAACGCACCGACAAGGTCGACGGTAGCGTCCGATCGGCACCAGCAGACGATGAACAACATTCTCGCGTGATCATGCATCAGTATTACCTCGGAGTTCCGTTTCGGTTTCTACGATTAAATCGACACGATCCATAGTGCATGGCCAGACAATGATGGGCGTGGCCTCCCCTACGTAAGCGCCTTCTATGTTGTAGCTGATGTATTCCTCCGCTTCTTCGCGAGTCATCGTGGAGTCGTACATCAAAAGCGCAATAAGGGTGTTGCCGTTGTAAATCAACGTGTCAACACGAGCATTGTTTTGCCAAACGGCAGCTATGCCAATTAACGCTTCATCAAAGCCGTCTATCTTTAGCATCAGAAGGGGCTCCTGCTTTTCTTTTGTTCAGGCGTGTCAAATGGAGAGTCCTGCCGCTCAAACCGTGGGATGCGCCAGCAACGTGTTGCGCGGTTCTTGAGAAAGAGACTGATCGGCTCTCCGCCAATATCGCGAATGCGCTGTGCAACCTTTGGCAGCGTCATGCCTTTGAAGTTGTTGCGATTCAAATGCGCTTCGAGATCTTTCATACGGAAATAGGTACGGCCCTCTTCATCGCTTGTCCAAGGGCGACCGAGCAAGATCTCGTCGCGATCAAGCGCCTGTTGCAAGTGCGTGCAGAACTCCTCGAGTAGATCGTTGAAGCGACCCGTGACGGTTGTATCCTCACTGGCTACAGTGATCTGTTCGGACTCCACCATCTCTGTGAGTAACGCGTTCAGGAGCTGCTCCCAATCCTGCTTACGCAGCGCTGGAGGGAGGATGTTCAACTTCTCGACGCAGGACTTTTGGAAAGCGATTTGGTTGAACAAACTCTCTGTATCCAATTCGATACGCTTGCCGTTGACGTCCAAGAACCACAGAGGCGGTTCGCTTGCATACTTAGATAGCGCAGAGAGCTGCGGAGCATCTGGCCCGTGAGCCCCGATCCCGTGTTTGCGAGTCCTGCAAAGGCCGCTATTACAGAAGCTATTTAGTGGTGCGTCTTTGCACTTATATTTGTATTCCTTTTTGTTGATCTGTTTGATCAACAGTTGCACTTCGTTGTTGGGCAACGGAGGGCTGACATACCTGTAGTTGTACTCGACCATCAGGTTGTCCCATGTGCCTGGATGCGCACGCTTCAAGTAAAGCCCGATGTTGAATAGCGCGTTGTTTCGCGTCCCCTCTGGGACACCTTGTGCGCAGATAGCCTGTAGGCATGGTGGACCCTCCTTAATCGGTGACTCGGCCGCTTTGGGTTCTTCGGGGAACTGAACGTCCTTCTCTTGTACGAACTGATCGTACAGCGCGTAGAACTCCTCCAACGTCGCGGCTTTGCCCTCGTCATTGAAGGCGTAGCGCATTGTGTCATCGCCGCCAAAATAAGGGAGGTTCAGGAAGTTACCTGTGTCTCCGCGTTCGACGAGGATTTCTGCTTGCTTTGGGAAGATCTCGCGTCCTGCTTCGCCCAGAAGCGCCGCGGCAGCTTTGAGGTATCGTTGCATATCCGCAGCGGGAATGGGTTCTTTGACAAAGAGGAAAACGTGCGCGCCGCCAGACTTGCTACGGCACACCACTAAAGGAAGCTTCAGGCTACGGATCTTTTTGATCAGGCCTGCGTGATCCAAAGGGTATTGATCAATGTCGATGCAGCCCCAGATGCAGGTGTTATCTGCACGGATGGGGATGATCCCGAGCGAAGGCTCTACGCCTTCAAGATGCTTTTGCCAAAGGTCATCAGTCGGCGGCTTACGAACAACGACGGCTTTACCGGCCTGCTTGCCGTTGCCTTTTTCGCTTTCGATTTTGTACGTTCCATAGGCGATATCTAAGCCCGAGAAAATCGCCTTGAATCGTGAAATATCCGTCATTTCTTCTTTCTCTCAAGAAGGGGCCTACTCACAGTCAACAAGTGGGGGAATCAATTGCTTTCGGCCCCTAAACCAAATCAGAACGGTGTTGCGCCTGACGATGCTTCACCGTCGCTATCATGCTTGGCTTTAACCGCACCCGAGTTTACGGATTGCGCAAAGGCCTTACACGCCGCGTAAATGTCCTCCTGATCAACAGTGCCAATACGTTCGACTTCCCAACCGAACCACTTACCCTTGTCGTTCGACTCAGGTTGTGTGGTCAAGCGGTACATCTGACTATACATCGGCGGGGTAAAGAGTCCATTCTTACCTTGCAGCTTCACGGCCTGCATCATGCTGTTCCACTTGCGGCTCTTCTTGAGCTGCGTTGACTTCATGACCACCAAAGCCGGAGACGGCGTGCCGTCCGCCTCGATGACCATCACGTAGTGGTTTGCCGTGTTTTCGATGTAATTACCGTTATCGAGATAGTCCTTGTTCTCGCCCGGTTCCCGATGGGTCTTCGACAAGATGTCGCTCGTCGCGGGATAGATATGGATCGGCGCACCCGATCCACTTCCGCGAGGAGCCCACTCAATGTACTGACGTACATAGGCGCACGGGACAACCGTAATGCCCTTCTTGCCGTCATACAGTTGATTGGTGACGGAGTTGAGGATCATGCCGGGCAACGCCCCTTCGATCTCACCGACTTCCGGTGAGGTGTTGGTGAGCAACCGCAGGAACGGCAGGGCGAAGTCGTCCTGATTCATTCCGGCAAAGCTACTACCAGCGTCCTCCTCGAAAGCCGAGGCGATCGCCAAGGCGGTTGAGGTTTCGGGTTTCTCTGCTAATGCTGTTTTAGCCATGGTTCGTGGTCCTTTAAGATTTAATAGAGGCTTTTTTGCCGATGTAAGCGCCGAAGAGTTCCATCGGGAACTGATCGCCGCGTTCCACCCGCTCCCGTACCCAAGCCTTAAGGGTTGCCGGTTCTACCTTCTCGGCCTGTTCGGCAGGGAATCCCTGCTGGCCGAGAAGCCCAAGGAGGCGATTGCAAAGCTCGTCCTCCCCGCGTCCAAAGCGGACGCTGACGGTGTTCTTAATGATGTCGTCAAAGCCGTTATCCCGCAGCCACTGGAAAGCTTCTGCGCGCCGTGCCTCGGTGATCGAAGCACTGTAAAACGGCTTGATATCGATTGAGCTGCCGTCTTCCATCTTGAAGGACGTCATGCCCAACTCCGCAAGGGCTTCGGGGATCGTCTCCTCGGTTATCTTGCGGTACTGGTCCTTTAGGCCCTTAAGCGTGTCTTCCTCGTCCTTGATTTGTTTCTCAAGTGACTTAGCACGACGTGCAAGAGCCGCTATGCCGGTGATCTGGTCGTCTTGGACTCGCAGCGCACTGGCTTCATCTTCAAATAAACTCGTAAGGCTCATCGGATTCTCCTTTCTTAAAAAGATCGACTTCTAACGGGATATAGCGCCGTTCGCGTTTATCCCACTTCAGACACTTAAAGCGCCCATTGTTTTTGAACGCTGCCACCGCACAACAGATGCCTATTGCGGATGGATCACCGATAAGGAGCAAGTAGTCCTTATCACTGAACTTGTCCAGTTTACGTTGAATGCGCCGCACCGTCGGTGCAACTGAGAACGCAATCTGCGCATTGGGCGGCAGAATGGTTTCAATGGGGCCGTAGTCCAAAGCACTTGCAATATTATGCTGCAAGGTTTCGGAAACGACATATACCTTAGTCACGACAATTCTCCTTTCTCAAACCGAGACCTGAGTGTATACTCGCGCTTCAGGGAATACAACCCCTGTTAGAAAGCGAGATAACCATGAGCCAATTTTTACAGACATATCGATTTAAAAACAAGCCCTTTGCGCACCAAGCCGCGTATCTGCAACGTTTTTGGGACCATCAGGTCGCCGCACTCTTTGCAGACATGGGTACGGGTAAGAGCTTCATGCTCATTAACAACATGGCGATGTTGTATGACCAAGGCCGCTTGAACGCGGCGTTGATCGTTGCGCCTAAAGGGGTGTACCGCAACTGGGTCGACACCGAGATCCCAAAGCATCTTCCAGACCACGTCGTCTATCGTATGGCGCTGTGGTCAGCAACGCCACGCAAAGCGGAAGAGAAGGCCCTTGATTCTTTGTTCGAGGTCACTGAGGACTTAAAGATTCTCGTGATGAACATCGAAGCCTTCTCGACGACGAAAGGCACCAAGTTTGCTCAAAGATTCTTAGGGGTCCATGACGCGTTGATGGCGATCGATGAGTCGACGACGATCAAAACCCCAAACAGCAAACGTAGCAAAAACACTGAAAAAACAGGCAAATTAGCGAAGTATCGCCGCATCATGACTGGATCGCCTGTGACGAAGTCCCCGCTGGATCTGTATCAACAGTGTGCGTTCTTGTCTGACGCGTGTCTGGACTCCCCGTCGTACTACGCGTTTCAAGCTCGCTATGCAGTGACCTTTGAGCGGCGCGTGTCAACGCACAGCTTCAAACAAATCATTGGCTATCGAAAGCTTGACGAGCTCAAAGAAAAGCTGGATCGGTTCAGCTTCCGTGTTAAGAAAGAGGAGTGCTTGGACCTTCCCGATAAGCTCTACGTCAAACGCGAAGTGGACTTAACGGACGAGCAGACCAAGGCCTACAACGAGATGAAGACCTTGGCGTTGGCGCAGTTCAAGGAAGGACTGATGTCCACAGTGAACGCGCTGACCCAGTTGATGCGACTGCATCAGATTGTCTGTGGTCACGTTAAGCTTGATAACGGCACCGTCATGCCGTTGCCCAACAAACGGATCGCCGAGCTGCTGTCGATCGTTGAGGAAACCGACAGCAAGATCATCATCTGGGCGACCTACCGCCATGACATCGACGCCATCAAAAAGGCACTGCAAACCGAGTACGGCATGGAAAGCGTAGGGACCTACTACGGGGATACGGACGCCGACGAGCGCCAGCGGGTGCTCGCGGAGTTCCAAGATCCTGAAAGCAAACTACGCTTCTTTGTCGGCAACCCAAGCACAGGCGGCTACGGCCTGACGCTTACCGCGGCAAACGTCGTCGTGTACTACAGCAACAGCTTCGATCTGGAGAAGCGCCTACAGTCGGAAGATCGGGCGCATCGTATCGGTCAGCGTCAGAATGTGACGTACATTGACCTGATTACACCCAATACTGTGGACGAGAAGATCGTCAAAGCATTGAGGGACAAGATCGACATTGCTACGCAGGTCATGGGCGAGGAGGTCATGAAATGGTTGATTTGATCCCAGTTAAGAAGCTCTATTTGTATAAACGACTTGAGCGGGTCGCTGCCCCCGATGGGCGTCGATACGTTGACGGGGAAACGTCGCTACCCAGCGTGACCACCGTTCTTTCGGCTACCAAGGACAAAAAGGCCCTTGACGCGTGGGCCGCGAGGGTTGGTGAGGCAGAAGCGGACCGGATCAAAAACGAAGCGGCCACGGTCGGCAC